TTACTCTGCAGGTGAAGTCGGCCACTCAATATCAGGTGCAGTTGATGTATCAACACGGTTCAGCAATACCCGATACTTCTTCCAGGCTTCCAGCAACGAGGTTTCTTCCTCCGTTGCAATTTCCAGATCTGCAGCATCCTGAAGCGGCGCAATATGCTCACTGGCTACCTGCATCAGGCTTTTTTTTGTTTCTTCCGCCTCCCGGATCCGGAACAGTTTTTCTGCTTCCGTATCCTTCACCCAGGCTGTGCCGTTCCACTTCTGATATTCCCCTCCCGGCGATAACCAGGTAAAATTTTCCGGTAACGGACCGAGTTCAGAAATAAATAACGCGTCGCCGGAAGCCACGTCATAGACGGTTTTACCCCGATGGTCTTCAACGAGATGCCACGATGCCTCATCACTGTTGAAAACAGCCACAAAGCCAGCCGGAATATCTGGCGGTGCAATATCGGTACTGTTTGCAGGCAGACCGGTATGAGGCGGAATATATGCGTCACCTTCACCAATAAATTCATTAGTTCCGGCCAGCAGATTATAAATTTTTATGGTCCGTGGTTGTTCACTCATTCTGAATGCCATTATGCAAGCCTCACAATATAGTTAAATGCAATGTTTTTGACTGTGTTTTCCGCGTTACCCGCAGCGTTAACGGTGATGGTGTGTCCGTGTGAACCAATACTGAAAGAATGGGCATGAGCACCGATAACAACCGGATGCTGGTGCGCACCAATACCAACTGTATGCGCATGTGCACCGGCACTCACGGCTGTACCGGACAATGAGTGACTGTGGCTGCCCTGACTGTCCGTTTTCGATAAATAAGCAATACCCTGTGTGTTGGTTCCTTTAACTGTGGATAAACTTCCTGTAATGGTTGCTGTTCCATACTGACTCCAGCCAGAACTGTTCATCCTTAAACCACTTGTGTGGGCATGAGCACCCGCGGCCCCTGTTGAACCGCTCAGACTGTGAGCATGAGCCCCCGTGTTATTCGTCGATTTGGTGCCGTAATCGAAACTGCCTGTTGTTTTCGTCCCGTAATCAAACGACGATGTGGTTTTCGTCCCCAAATCCGTACCGGATGCACTGGCACTGTGGGTGTGCGACTTAATTCCATCCTGTTCCTGAGACAATACAGCACGACCGCTGGCGGGTTTCCCCTTGATTGTCCAGCCTCGCATATCAGGAAGCACACCCGATGGATACGCGACAGCAAGTTTTGGGTAGGCTGATTTGTCAAACGCCTGCCCCTGCATCAGGACGTAGCCAGACGGAACGATATCTGATGGCCACGGGATCGGCGCACCTGCCGGAAAGGCCGAATTCTCTCCGGCCCCAAGGTATTCAAGAACATCTGCAACGGAATTTTTTGCCAGAATATCCCTGCCAACCTGAGTCAGTTCAGTCAGGCTGGCGGCATCATTTTCCGCAAAATACGGTAATTTATTTTTCGCCGTGGAAAGCCCTGCCAGCGCCGTCAGTGTCGCATTCTTCGGTTGTTTACCCGCAAGCGCGTTAGTCATGGTGGTAGCAAAATCTGGATCATTCCCGAGCGCTGCGGCCAGTTCATTCAGCGTATTCAGTGCGTCAGGTGACGCGTCGATAACATCTGCAATCGCGGCCAGTACAAAAGCGGTGTTCGCAATCTGGGTATTGTTTGTTCCCCTGAGCGCGGTTGGTGCTGTTGGCGTTCCGGTCAGTGCCGGACTGTCCAGTGGGGCTTTTCTGTTCGTTTCATCCATTACCACCTTAACCGCCTTTGGCGTTGCAGCAAGCGTTTCAGACGTGCTGTTGGTTGCACTGCTGAGCTGCACTATCCCCTTTCTCGTTGTGTCCGCATCCTCAAGCGCGACAGCTGAAGCTATATCTTCTGCACGTTTTGCCGAATTTTCTGCACGTATTGCCGCCGCTTCTGCCGCACTTTTGCTCTGCGATGCTGATACCGCACTTCCCGCAGCCTCTGTCGCCTTCGTGGATGCCGTTGACGCACTCCCCGCCGCCGCTGTTTTTGCGTCTGCCGCGGCAGAGGCGCTCCGTTCCGCTGCTGTTTCAGATGACCTGGCATTCGTCTCGGACGTTTTTGCCGCCCTGGCAGAATTTTCTGCCGCCGTTGCCGAGGAAGCTGCACGACCGGCACTTGATGATGCGTTCGTTTCTGATGATTTTGCTGCCTCTTTTGAGGCCACCGCATCTCGTGCTGAAGTGGCGGCCTCTGACGCTTTCGTGGCCGCGGTGGAGGCAGACGTGGCGGCTGATTGTTGTGACGCTGCAGCATTCGTTTCTGACGTTTTCGCCGCACCGGCACTGGTGGCCGCCGCGTTTTTTGAGGACTCTGCGGCTGCGGCACTTTTTTCCGCTTCAGTGGCCTTTGCTGATGCCGCTTCTGCGCCGGAGGACGCTTCCTGAGCTGACGATGCAGCCTGTCCGGCGGACGTGCTGGCGGCGCGTGCTGAGTCAGTTGCATCAGTCACAAGGGCCGCGACCTGAGCAGCTGATGCACTGGCATCGCCGGCTGATTTCTTCGCGTCTGCCGTACTCTGTGCCACCACGGACGCGTTACGCGCCACCTCTTCCACCATCAGTTCAAGACGACGCAGCACCTCCGGCCGGGCATCATCCTCCGTCATGGCACAGAGAAAATCATTCAGCGTCCCCGGTTGTGAATCTTCATACACGGTGATGGTCCCGGCGTGCGATGGTGGAAAACCGTCAACCTGCAGGATGACACTGTACTGACCGTACTCCACATCCATGCTGTAACGCCCGGCTTCATCCGGATTCTCTGAGCCCACCGTGTTCACCACCACCGTGGTGCTGTTACGTCTGGCTTTCAGCTGAATGGTGCAGTTCTGTACCGGTTTTCCTGTGCCGTCTTTCAGGACTCCTGAAATCTTTACTGCCATATTCACCCCACAAAAAAGCCCACCGGTTCCGGCGGGCTGTCATAACACTGTGTTACCTGGCTAATCAGAATTTATAACCGACCCCAACGATGAATCCGTCAGTACGCCAGTCGCCACTGCCGGAGCCTTCATAAGCAATATCAACAACGACGGACGCTGCCGGATTAATCTGTATACCTGCACTCCACGCCACTGAGGTATGCCGCATTGCACTTTCGTCCCTGGCGGTGGTCGTCTCTTTCATATACCCGGGAGTGATTTCCGTCTTACGGTAATCCCTTGTACTGCCGGACCACCGACTGTGAGCCACTCCGGCCATGGCGTACGCACTGACCTGCTTACTGATTTGTAAAACCGGTCCGGCCATCACGCTCACATAACGTCCACGCAGGCTCTCATAGTGAAACGTATCCTCCCCGGTCATCACTGTGCTGCTCTTTTTCGACGCGGCGAACCCCAGGGAAGCCATCACCCCCACACTGTCCGTCAGCTCATAACGGTACTTCACGTTAATCCCTTTCAGATGACTCACACCGGTATCCCCGCCCGACAACGACGGCAATGTACCCGGTTTCACCTGAAAATAGCCCACCGTAAACGTACCATGTCCACCTTCCGCACGGGCCGGAGTGACTGTCACCGCAAGTGCGGCAAATACAGCAACGGCAATACACACATTACGCATCGTTCACCTCTCACTGTTTTATAATAAAACGCCCGTTCCCGGACGAACCTCTGTAACACACTCAGACCACGCTGATGCCCAGCGCCTGTTTCTTAATCACCATAACCTGCACATCGCTGGCAAACGTATCCGGCGGAATATCTGCCGAATGCCGTGTGGACGTAAGCGTGAACGTCAGGATCACGTTTCCCCGACCCGCTGGCATGTCAACAATACGGGAGAACACCTGTACCGCCTCGTTCGCCGCGCCATCATAAATCACCGCACCGTTCATCAGTACTTTCAGATAACACATCGAATACGTTGTCCTGCCGCTGACAGTACGCTTACTTCCGCGAAACGTCAGCGGAAGCACCACTATCTGGCGATCAAAAGGATGGTCATCGGTCACGGTGACAGTACGGGTACCTGACGGCCAGTCCACACTGCTTTCACGCTGGCGCGGAAAAGCCGCGCTCGCCGCCTTTACAATGTCCCCGACGATTTTTTCCGCCCTCAGCGTACCGTTTATCGTACAGTTTTCAGCTATCGTCACATTACTGAGCGTCCCGGAGTTCGCATTCACACTGCCACTGATATCCGCATTTTTAGCGGTCAGCTTTCCGTCCGGTGTCAGGGAAAAGGCCGGAGGATTGCCGCCGCTGGTAATGGTGGGGGCCGTCAGGCGCTTCAGGAACACGTCGTTCATGAATATCTGGTTGCCCTGCGTCACAAACATCGGCGTTTCATTCCCGTTTGCCGGGTCAATAAACGCGATACGATTGGCGGCAACCAGAAACTGGCTCAGTTTGCCTTCCTCCGTGTCCTCCATGCTGAGGCCAATACCCGCGACATAATGTTTGCCGTCTTTGGTCTGCTCAATTTTGACAGCCCACATGGCATTCCACTTATCGTTGGCGTCCTTCCACTCTTTCGAAAACTCCTCCAGTCTGCTGGCGTTATCCTCCGTCAGCTCGACTTTTTCCAGCAGCTCCTTGCCGAGATGGGATTCGGTTATCTTGCCTTTGAAAAAATCCAGGTAACCTTCCGCATCATCGCTCGCCCGACCGACGGCCTCCACGAATGCCGATTTGCCAACGGTGTTCACACTGCGGATATAAAAGTAATAATCATGGCCCGGTTTAATATTGATACTGGCGGCTATCCAGTACAGCGCCGTACCAAGATAGCGGGCTGTGGTTTCAACCTGCCTGATATCGGTAATCCGCTTTTCCGAGAACCAGAACTCAAACTGTACCGTCGGGTCATAAACGGCAAGATGCGGCGTGGCGGTTATCTGAAAATAGCCCGGCGTCAGCTCAATCCTCGACGGTGCTGCCGGTGCGGCAATCCGGAACGATACCGACGCCGGATCGCCCCGCTGCCCCCGGGCATTTACCGCCCGGACTGTCAGCCTGTAGTTCCCCAGTGCCAGTTGTGTGAAGCGGTAAGTGGTTTCCGTCGTCCGGGCCGTGCTGACCAGCCGCTCACTGCCGTCATCCGCGGCCACGGTCAGGCGAAGCATAAAGCTCCCCCCCTTCACCACCTTCGGCGTGTCCCAGCGCGCCAGCACCTGATATTCCCCGCTGTCTGCGGTGACTTCGGCGGTCAGGTGCTGCACCGCTGGCGGCGTGACACCATTCACCGTGCCGCTCTGGTCGCCGTCAAAGTGCGCCCCGTTATCCACGATGGCCTCTTTTTCCGGTACATGCTGCACGGCGGTGATGGCATACGTGCCGTCGTCGTTCTCACGGATACTCACGCAGCGGAACAGGCGCTGGCGCAGCGTCGGCAGCTTCAGCCCCCACACGCTGTACTCGGCAACGCCGTCAGGAACCCGGCTCACTTTCACCTTCACGCCGTCGGTGACGGACTGAACCTCCACGCTGACCGGATTGCCATTTCCGTCAACCAGGCTTATCAGCGTGGTGCCGGAGGATGGCAGCGTGATTTCACGGTCGAGCGTCAGCGTCCGGGTCTGGCTGTTCACCGCCAGCACGCGCCCGCCGGTGCTGATACCGGCATAGTCATCATCGCAGATTTCAATGACATCGCCCGGCACATGGCGAAGCCCTTCAGCACCCACGCTGAAGTCCACGGTCTGCGTTTCCAGCAGCTCCGTTTTAATCAGCCACAGCCCGGCTCGGTGTGCCTGCCCCCGGCTGGTACAGCCAAAGGCATCCATCTTCGTGACATTACGACCGTAACGGGCAATGGCCTGCGTGTCCTCCACAAGCTCTGTTGCCGTTTCCCAGCCGTTATCCGGGTCAATCCAGTTCACCTCAACGGCATTATGGCGGTCCTTCAGGGCGCTGAAACTGTAGCGGAACGGCGCGCCATCATCCGGCATCACCACATTACTGCGGTTATAGGTCCACACCTTATCCGACGGCCGGTCCTGCACGAACGTCAGCGTCTGCCCGTTCCATACCGGCATACAGCGCATCGCCGAGCAGAAATCACTGAGCACATCCCACGCCTTACGCTGTGTGGTCAGGTACGCATTACAGGTGATGCGCGGCTCCGTACCGCCAAAACCGTCCGGCACCGACTGGTCGCAGTACTGGCCGATGACATACAGCGCCCATTTATCCACATCTGCCGCACCAAGACGTTTCCCCATGCCGTAGCGCGGATGGGTCAGCATATCCCACAGACACCAGGCCATGTTGTTGCTGTATGCCGGTTTAAACGTTCCGTCCCAGATACCGCTGTATTGCCGCGTCTGCGGGTTATAGTTCGACGGCACCTGCAGAATGCGCCCGCGAAGATGATAATTACGACTCACCTGCTGGCTGCCGAACTGCTCCGAGTCCACCTGTACACCGACCAGTGCCGTGTTCGGGTAGCCCTGTTTCACATCGATGATTTCGGTGTATGACGACCAGAGCGTTTTGTTCTGCAGCTGGTCTGTAGTGCTGTCCGGCGTCATTCTGCGCATCCGGATATTAAACGGGCGCGGCGGCAGGTTACCCACCACCACCGAGGCCAGATACTGCGAGGTGGTTTTGCCCTTAATGGTGATGTCTTTTTCCGTCACCCAGCCACCATTACGCTGTATCTGAACCAGCAGACGGACTTCCGACGGATTCCTGTCACCCTTTGAGGTGGTTTCCACCAGTGCCTGCACACCGAAGGTAAAGCGCAGACGGTCGATGTTTGCAGACGTGATGGTCCGGGTAATCGGCGTGTCGTACTTCACTTCCGTACCCAGCACCGTCTCGGAGCCGGAGGATTCAAATCCCTCCGGCGGTGTCTGCTCCTGCTCACCGGCACGGAACACCACCGTGACCCCGGAGAAATTGGCCTTACCTTCACTGTCCAGCACCGGCGTACTGTTCAGCAACACGCTTTTCATTCCGTCCACCGGACCTTCAATCGGCCCTTCACTGATCGCATCAATCACGCTCAGTAACTGCGTGGATTTCAGGTTATCTTTCGCTTCGCGAGGAGTGTGCCCCTTGCTGCCACCTTTACCCATTTATCTGGCTCCATTAACAACAAAACCGCCCGCAGGCGGTTTCACATAAAACGTTTTACATCAGCGACCAATCACCACAACCTGACCACCATCACCCTCATCAGCAGTACTGATACTCTGTGAAATCACACGCGACCCCACACGCATCTCACCATACAGTACCGGTAACGGATTCCCCTGGGCGATCATATTATCCAGCGAGGAAAAAAAGGTGTTCTGTTTGCCGTTATCCGCGGACTCCATGGACGGCGTTTTGATGGCCGGTGTCAGCATCTGCGCTATCCCGCCGAGGATCATACTGGCCCCGGCGGCATACATCCCCGTAAGTGCTGCCGCACCCAGCCAGCCCGCGGGGTTCCACCAGGCTACCGCAACAACCACAGCCCCCAGGATGGTCTGAAAAATTCCGCCATGCTTTGCACCGGCAAGCCGGGGAACAATGTGGATCACCGCACCGTCCGGTAACGGCTCATGGAGCTGTGCCGTTACCCCGGACTCGCTGACATCCCGCCCGGCGATACGTACCTGATACCAGCCGTCACTCAGTTTCTGACGAAACGACGGAAGTTGTGTGGCCAGCGCCCGGATGGCTTCAGCCCCCGTTTTCACACGAAGGTCGATGCGGCGACCAAATCGTTGCAAATCCCCGTAAAGGCAGAGGCGTGCCATGCCCGGTGCCGCCAGAGGGAGTGTGTGCGTCGCTGCCATTTTTCTGTATACCTCTCTCGTTTACTCAGTTGTTCAGGAATATGGTGCAGCAGCTCGCCGTCACCACAGTAAATGGCGGCATGATTCGGCACCGATGAACCAAAGCAGCACAGCAACACATCGCCCGGCTGCGCCGCTGACAGGGTGACCGGGTAAAAGCCGGTATCTGCCATGTTATCCAGGTAAAGATTCTGACCGTTACGCCACCAGTCATCCTCACGATGAAAATCCGGTATCTCAATTCCTGCCAGATGATAAGCATCCCGGAACAGCGTGTAACAGTCCGTCACCCCGTGCTCAAAGCGCCTTCCGGTCAGATGTGGCACGCAGCGGAATTTATGAATTTCACCCCGGCAGACCAGCCACCACGGCAAATCACTCTGTACCTGCAGCTGACGGTCGGCTTCACTCAGCCAGGGCAAGCCACCGGGATGGCTGTGGACCAGCGCCACCACCTCGCCCTGTATTTGTGCCCGCAGCCAGTCTTCCGGTACCATCCGGAAACACGCCTCCGGAGTACCGGAGATATTCACGCAGGGAAGATACCTTTCCCCCTCCGGCGTTCTCACCACGAAGCCGCACGACTCCGCTGGCGCACATCGCCGGGCGTGCGCCAGAATCACTGATTCAGTCTCTGTCATGGATTTACTGCGAAAGTTTATTGATGGAAAGGAAACCGCCAAAGTTACCGACGTTATGACGTGACTTACAGCCACTCAGGCATTTACTGCATTTATCCTTCGTGATATCAGACGTCGGCTCGTCATATTCATCCGCGACAGCCGGACCGTGATAACCGCACTCATCACCGCGATAGGTCCAGGTACAGGTGTTGGCCAGCATGGTACGTCCCGGGAAAACCGCACCGTCTGTCTCCGCTGGCGAGGCCAGAACAAACGTTGCCGTCACCGCCGTCAGATCGCTGCACTGTTCAATACGCCAGTAACTGATCACCTCCTGTTCCGGATCGGCTTCACTGTTTCCATTGGTAAAATTCACCGCATCCAGAAAACGGGCGTAAACCTTACGCCGGATCACCGTTCCGCCAGCCAGACTCTGTAAATCCTCCACCATCCCGGTAACCATCCCGTACAGGTTGGACACCGTCAGGGTGGGGCGGGCGCTGCTTCCCTTGCCTTTCATTTCAAACCCTGCTCCCTGAACAGGATACACCTCATATTTCCGGCCCTGCCAGGTGACGGCCTCCCCCTTCTCGTTAGGCTCATTACTGAAAAAATAACGCTCCCCGCCAATCTCTGTCAGATCAATTTCCCAGAGTACCAGGCTGGCAGACTGCTCCGTACGGGTACATTCATTCAGTGTTTCCTGCCGGATATCCTGCATCCGTCCTCCTCATACCACGACCTGTTCAAAATTTGCGGTTACCGTGACCCACAGCGCCCCCACACTGGACGACCATTTACGGCAGACCACCCGGACAGGTGTCCAGCCATAAGGCGGTGTCCACTGAAACGCCCTGACCCCACCGTGCCGGGCCAGAAACGCTTCCAGCGCCTGATGCTCCCCTTTACGGACACGGATCGTGACACTGTACGTTGGCAACAGAGGATTCAGTCCCGCCGGACGACGCTGTTCATAACCATCACCCAGTTTAACTGTCACCACTTTGGGCTCTGAATCCACCTTCATATCCGGACGGACTTTCCAGCTAAATATCTCCATCACCGGTATACTCCGCTTAACTGCCCGCCATCACGGGACTGTTGTTGCATAAAATCTTCTGCAGCCCTTTTCCCCAGGTTGTAAACCGCCTGCATGACTTCCGGCCCAATCTGTCCGTTCTGGCCATCATTATTGATCTCGATGTTGTACTGCGGCGCAAACATCACCATCCCCGAACCACAGGTCGCTGCCACAACACCCAGCTTACCGTCAGCCCCCCTGCGCAAGGGCAGGATAGCCTCAGGCCCCGCTTCACCCATCACCCCCGCGCCTTTTGCAAAAGCAAAAAACGTCGGACGGTTAACCACCGTGCCACTGTAGCGACTCAAATCAGCAGACTGATAAACACCACCTTCTGCATTGGTTTTCACATCACCGAAATCAAACCCCATCACACTGCCAATCCCTTTGACAGCCTTCATCATGGTTGCCTGCGCCAGAATTTTTGCCATATCTGACAGCACAGATGAGGTGAAAGATTTGAAATTGAGTTTGCCGGTGGTAACAAAAGTTGCCAGACCATTTCCCATACTACTGAAAGCAGACATAAACATCTGTTCTGCAGTCCCGGCAGCATTATCCGCGTCGGCAGTAAAATTCATGAACGCGCGTTTTGTACCGTTTCTCCACTCCCCCTGCGCAGCATCCATCTGTTGCCAGTAGCGGCGATTCTCATTCAGTTTCCGGTTCAGACTGTCTGTCAGCGTCTGTTCAGCCTTCCGGTATGCGTCAGAACCATACGAGCCTTTCTGCTTACTGTCCCGTTCAAGTTGCTCCAGCTGTTGCTGGTACTGCTGTCGTAGACGCAACTGCGACTGGTACCGCTGCCGTTGCTGATCGCCCATTCCTGCCATGGCAACGTCCAGATCGTGTTGCTGACGCTGTGCGCGCTCTTCCTCAGCCAGTTGACTGGTCAGCTGAATGGTCTTTTTCTTCAGGTCATTGAGGGCAGTCTGCTTCTGCAGCTCCTGCTGTTTTGCATCCAGCAGCGTCAGTGCCTGAATCAGCTCATCCTTGTGAGCCAGTACACTTTTTTCATCTGCTGTCAGTTTTTTACCGGCTAAATCGCTGATACGCTGCTGAAGGGCCAGAAGCTGTTTATGCGCTTCTGTCATCCTTTCAGTAGCCATGCCCGCTGACTGTCTGGCGGCGGCAATCTGTCCCTCCACCTGCGCCTGTTGCTGGCTGTACTGCAGTAATAGCCGGGTGGCCTCATCATTACGGGTGGCAGGCGTTTTTTTCTTAATGGCTTTTTCGTAACGTTCATTTTCACGCTGTATCGCTGCGTCCCTGACCGCCTGATCGGCGTACTGCATGGCATTAATACGCGCAATTTCACGCTGATGTCGTGCTGCTTCCGTTTCGTTCATCCGGTTCAGCGCGGCATTTTCAGCATTCCGGCGTTTCTGCTGCTCCTGATAATTTCGCTCAGCCTGCTCTTTTGCATCCTGCAAATCCTGCTGGCGTTTTCGCTCTTGCAGCGCATCCAGTTGTTGCTGATCGTATTCCCCCGTGGTGGACGCCTTAGTCCACGGAAATTTCTTCGCCCGCTGAATTTTTTCCTGCAGCGACGCAATCTGCGCATCAAGGGAATCTTCCCGACCAATGTTCATGGCCGCATCCCAGAACTGCTTCCACCAGTCAGACAAGGTTTGCAGCGTACTGCCCAGCGCATTGAGGTTATTATCAATATCCGACGTACGTTTACCGGTTTCCTCTGCCAGTGCAGACATGGCTATCCGGGCTGCGTCACTGGTGCGCCCCTGCTCTCCGAGCACACGGATCTGTTCAAGCTGGGTGGCTGTCAGAAAATGCAGTTCATCATCCAGCGCCTTCGCAGCACTGACCGGATCATCCTTCAGCCGTTTAAACTGACTGATGGTGTCACTGACAGACTGCCCTACCGAGCGTTCCATCTGTGCGGCAGCTTTCGCCACCATACCAATATCGTTACCGTGAAATGCACCGCTCCCCACTACCTGCGCCAGTGACCCCGCCATGGCATGTTGCGTGATGCCATTACCGGAAAGATTTTTACTGAGCGCCCACAACTGCCCGGCTGTCACACCGGCATAGTGTCCGGTGAGCTCAAGCTGCCGGTTAAAGGCTTCGCCTTCTTCCTGCCCCTCCATCCAGGCTTTACCCAGACCAATAACCGCAGCAGTGATCCCTCCGATAACTCCCCCCACCGCCAGGCCTTTCGGAGTCATTAATTTATCAATCCAGCCGGCACGGTTAGCCAGGGTGATCCCGGAGCCACGAAGCGCACCGAAATTACCACGCGCCAGTTCACCAATCATGACCCCCAGCTCCCGACGGGCTGCCGCACTTTTCAGTCCCAGCGAATGTGTGGTGTTTCCGGCTTTCTCCATTTTACGGATGTACACCTCCGCGGCACTGCTGCACCCAAGTTGTGCCGCCTTTGCCCGAAGCAGTTCCGTCGTGGTCATTTTCTGGCGACTTGTCTGTTCTTTCAGCTGACGAATAAATGCGGTTTTCTGGCGGGTGGCCGTTTCCTCTGCCTGTGTCAGAACGCGGGTTTTCGCTGTCACCTCAGAAATCAGGGCCAGATAATCCTGCTGAGCAATCCCGCCACTGTTTCTGGCCTGTCGGATCTGCTGCTGAATACGCTGTAACTCCTGCAGCCCCGCACTGGCCTGTTTTACGCTGTCGATCTGACGATAAAATGCGGCAGCCATCTTATCCTGCGCCGCAGCCAGCGCAGCCGCCTGAACCTGCTCCTCCCGCATCTGACGACTCAGGGCCTCCATCCGCAGGCGCGCCCTTTCCACATCTTCCGCCAGCGAAACATGCCCCTGCGCATGCTTCACCACGGCCTGAGTCTGTATCACCGTCGCGCTGGCAGCCTGTTTCTGACTTTCCTCAAACCGTTTCATACGGGCTTCGGCCCGCTCCGCCTCCCTTGCTGTACCATTCAGCAGATTTTTTACACGCGGAAGCTGCTCTTTAAAATCGGCGGTATCAATGCTTAAATCAATGACAAGGTCAGCAATCTGGTCCAAATCTCATTCCTCCCGATATACCTTCCCCCAGATGCATCAGCTCTTCATCCGTGCGTTCAGGGATCACCCTGTCATCCGTAACCAGACTGAAATCATCCGCCGGAATACGTTCACCGGACACCATCTGAACCATCAGCGACTTCAGTGTGGAAATCTGTGCATCCAGCCAGATATCCCCGAAACTCTGCTTCCGGAAGAAATCCCCCCATTCGCCCAGTTCTGACGCTGACATTTCTGATAACATCCGCCGCCAGTCTGCCCGCCGGAACTCCCGGGCAAGCTGCATCACAAACTGCATCTCCCGCGTCAGGACTTTTCCGGTGTCAGGGGAACCTGTTCACCGTTCTGAACATCACCGGTGGAGACCGGCATACCACTCAGGGATAAAACCAGACTGCCCCCGTCGCCAAGCGCGTCATAAGACCAGGTGTTTTTTACATCCTCATTCAGCGCATCCACATCCTGTGACGGGTCCGTATTCCACATTGACCGGGAAACCAGCCAGGCATTGATATCCATCCCCATACGCAGAAATTCAATCTGACGATCAGCCACCGGCATGGCATCATCCAGGGCGTCAAACTCAGCTGTCCGTTTCTGGACAAACGCCAGATACTCCACCCGCTGAAGTCCGGATAATTCCGTCAGTACCACAGACTGATTACCGTAGTTAAATGTGTCCTGTTTCAGAAACATGTCCCCTCCGTAAACAAAAAACCCCGGCATACCGGGGTAAAAAACAGACTGCCAGGTTAATCACCATTAACGGTAATACCGGCCACAGCAACCTGCGCACCACCCGCAGTCATCCCCACAATCGAGGTGCTGCCCGCTTTCACACCTTTCACCGTGGCCACCATGCCACTCAGCGTAACCGTGGCGATATCAGGAGATGATGACGCCACACTCACCGTTTTATCAGAAGCATCTTCCGGTACTGTGCTGAATGTCAGCGTCGTCGTTGCCCCCACCCTGACACTGGCAGATGCCGGTGCCACCGTCAGACCGGTCACGCTAACAAGCCCGGTGCCTTCCTCTGCCAGATACGGACGTCCCACACCGCTGATTTTCACAGTGCGGGTCATCACCTCTTTAGAGGTAACAGTTTTCCCCAGCGAGCTCAGCCAGCCACGGAAAACATCAACAGTGCCGTTGGGATATTTGATACGAAACGCACAGACTTCACCAGAGTCGAACAACTGAACCAGTTTTTTCTGCCCGCTGTCACCCGGACGCCAGGCCAGCGTCGCCGAAGTATCACCGACGGATTTTTGCCCCTGGGTTGTCGTTTTCCAGTCAGCATTTTCATCATCAAGATAATCGTCATCTTCCGCATCTGCAGTCATTTCGCCCGGCTGTAAATCCTTCACCATCGCAAGACGCAGCCAGTCAGTATCTGACAACGGAGCCGCAAAGGCGTCCCCTTTGCCGGTATACATCCAGAACGTCGTCCCCGCGCCCTTCGTTTTTTCCAGTGGATTCGGTGTTGGCATTACCATCTCCTTGTTCAATTTGTATATGTGATCTGATACGTGATTTCCGCCATCGCCCAGGTGGCCATATCGTTATCACGCTGATAGTTAAATCCCTGCGGGATCATGGTATCGATAAGATCTGAAAGTGCCGGAATATCTGTCAGAGCCGGGTAAATAATGTCATCCATCCACGTATCCAGTTCTGTATCCGGTGCCTGCGCCCGGATAAAGACCGCGACATGCAGAACCGCCTGCCAGTCAGCCTCATCCACCATTTTTCCGGTGTACTGCGCATCGCTCAGCCATACCGCCACGGCGGGCAGTTCCTGCGCATCAATAAAAGCAGGAAGTCCATCGAACAGGACGGTATTCTCCCTGCACGTCGCTTTCAGGCACGACAATACGGCCTGACGAATTTGTGTGTGTCGGTTCATCGGGTCAGATATAACCTCAGTTGTTGTTTCAGGGCATACCCCAGCTGTTTCGGCATCTCGTTACCAATGATGTCACGACGGGCATTCTCAAAGGCCTGTGTCAGCGGTCCGGACAACGGGATTTTCACCACATCAATGGGGTAACGATTTTTGCCGTCAATACGCCGCATCACATGCCAGCGACCGTTCGCCAGTTGCTGAACAAAGGCATTCCGGAAAAGATATTTACCCACTTTCAGCACACTGCCACGGTAATGTAACCTGCCACCACGCCGGGTCATTCTGACCTGTGCAGCCCCCAGTTTTATGGCGGGCAGGTTGCCGCGATTTACGCGAATACGGGCATACATTTTTCCGTCCGGGCTGGCTTTAAGTACCCTGACACGCTCACGCACCAGTTTCAGGGGGATCCCCTTCACCTGGTTATCTCCCGCAACGGTATTTCCGGCGACCTGCCGGGTGGCAACCGAGACCGCTTTCGCGGCCACACGGTTTATCGCCCATGCGCTGGCCTGTGGTACCATACGGGTATCAAGGCTGTTCAGATTACGGATGGCATTTTCAAGCCCCTTCATCCCACACCTCTTTACTCAATAAAGATCATTGGCTTACCGTTAAAGCGTTCATGCCGTGTGACCGTCCATTGTTGTCCGTCATAAACAACGCGGTCCCCGCGCCGTGGGCGGTATCCCGGAGAAAACACCACCAGGGAAAACGCCGGTCCGGAAAGCGCGTTCAGCTCTGCCAGTGTTTCTCCCGGGATCACCGTCATATCGACATCATTAATCGAAGCCATCTTTCCCATTCTTCTGATCGTGACCGCATCCATACGCGCAGCCAGCCGGGAAAAAGGATCAGACATTGAGTTTTACCGGCACGTCTTCTGCGCTGGTTCCGGCATCCGCCCAGGTAACCCCGACAAGCGGATCGGAACCACTGTTCGTCAGCTGAACTTTTCCGGATTTCAGATAAACCTTCTTACCCGTTTTCATGTCATCCGTTTTCAGCTTCGGCAACATAAATACACCCTCAGCTATCCCGTCCCCCGTTTCGCCCTTTGCAATATCGGTCAGTGCCACTGCAAAAATATCTCCCACCTGCACCAGTTCACCACTGCTGATGTCTTTACCAGCAATGATCTCCACCGTTTTTCCTTCTTCCACAAAATTCTTTGCCATAACTGTCTCCATACAGCCCCTGCCCGGGGCTGATTTCAGGTACAAAAAAAGCCCTTACGGGCCATCAGGGTTGTTGTCTGCGACATTTACGCCGTACATTTCACCAGACCGCGGTGATCAACCGGTGCAACGCCGGCGTCAATACGCACTTTCGTTGTCACACCATCCACACTGAAGCCCTCCATCTGATCAATATATGGCGTATCCACCCCATTGAGATAAGCCACTTCAATTGTATCCGTACCTTTTGCCGCAGCCAGATAAAAGGTGGTCTGGCTGTTATCATCAAGGCGCGGCTCAGCAATAACGGTCGCAAAATCTTTCACCGGGTTAATAATGCCGGCATTAATATCTGCGCCTTTCACGCTGGCAGAACGAATCACCTGGTTAGCCACGGATTCCATCGCTGTCGGTACCAGTACGAACGCAGGACGAATATTCAGATGACGCTCCCCCTCTTTCTGAACGCGCATCAACTGGCGGGCTTTATCCAGCGATGCCACGTCCATTGCAGCGCTCTCCAGTACGTTTGCATGTTTCGCTTTATCGAACAGACTTACATTATCTGTGGAGATTTTCGGGTTAGACGTCAGAATGGCATAAACCAGATCGGCAATAGTGGATTTCGCCGCACGGCCCAGTTTCATCGGGACATCGGTCAGCATATTCAGATCATCATTGATAATGGCCTGACGGGTGATACTGAACAGTTCACCATAGGTCGCCAGTGCAATCGTGGCCTGTTTATCTCCGGTGGTGACGTACTTATATTCAGCCCCTTCACGCACCTGACGCAGAGAACTGAAGCCCCCCATTCCCACACGATGAGCAATTTTAAAATCAGACAGCTGACCTTTCCGGGTCCACTGCTCGTAAGTCTCAGGGGCTTCTTCCCAGCCCTGCAGAATGGCTTTGTTCGCAACATCCAGCAGAATATTACCGAAGTCAGACGAGCTGTGTGTGAATGCCGCACCAACCATCTGCATGGGGTTATAACCGGAAACCCCGATACCCCGTTCAGTCAGCGACATACGGGCATATTCGCGCAGGGTCATCCCGTTGTAGACGTTATTCTGTTCACGCTCAGCAAATCCGGCACGCGCCATCAGCGCCTGGCGGATCCCGTCCCCCACAAAATTACCGTTACCGGCATAAATATGGGCCGGGGTATTTTTATTTGATGGTGAGAATTCCTTACCCATTTCGTTCAGTAACTTCTCACGGGCCTGCTCAAGCGAGCACTCCGGATCGGAAAGACAACTGGCCTGCAATGTCTGATAACGCCCACCAAACATACCGAACAGCTCATTAATACCACTCACGCGTGCTTTTTGCTCAGCCAGCACCTGTGCACGGATGCTGTTTTCATCTGCGGAAGATGCAGTTGCAGTGGGCGCAGCGCTGTTCGTCGTTGCGGCAACCTGAGTCGTAACCTGCGCCTGTGTCTGAGATACTGCATTTGGGTTTTCAGGTTCACGCGTTGCGCTGTTGCGTGGCGGAATAATCATATTTCGGATGGATTCCGGCATTTTTTTAAATTCCTCTGTACGTTTTGACTGAATACATGCCATTGCCTTAACTTCCGGTGTCACCTGGTCAGCAAATCCGTGTGCCAGACATTCGGCACCGGACATCCAGGTTTCATCCGCCAGCATGGCAGCAATTTCATCGGTTGTTTTCCCGGTTTTCTGCGCATAAGCAGGCAACAGGACCGACTCAACTTTATCAAGCAGGTCGGCATAATCACGCATGTCATCCGCATCGCCACCACTCACTCCCCATGGTTTATGGATCATCATGAATGCGTTTTCCGGCATGATGACGGGATCACCCACCATTGCAATGACCGATGCCATGGATGCAGCGACACCATCCACATAAACAGTGATGGACGCCCCATGATTTTTCAGCGCATTAAAAATGGCGATGCCTTCAAAGACATCGCCACCCGGTGAATTGATATGGAGATTAATGTGGGTGATATTACCCAGCGCATTCAGATCACTGACAAACTGCTTCGCCGTAACTCCCCAGAAACCAATCTCGTCATAGATATAAATATCTGCGTCACTTTTATTACCCGCCTTCATCCTGAACCAGGAATTATTCTTCAGGCTGGCCTTCGGTTCGCCGCGGAACCACGCGTTCTGTTTCAGCATTACCACCTCCTTTATCGCAGGCTGGATCGGTATCAAACACCAGCTCCAGCCTGCGGTTTTCATCAATTTCGGCCTTGCGCCGACGTTTGACATCATCCGGATTACGCCCACTGGCGCGCACCCAGTCTGATTCTGTCGCCGCACCACCACGGATCTGGATTTTCCAGGCTTCAGCCTCCTTGACAGGGTCGATCCACGGCATCACCGGACCAGAATATGTTGCGTTATATAACGTTTTCATATCGACATCCGGCGGGATTTTCAGCAACCCAGCGGCAACCACCATATTCAGCCATGCCCGGTACACCGGACGGGTTACAGCACCAATAAAACAGTCCTGCATGATCAGATAACCATCGGTGGACTCGACCAGTTCCTGTCGCTGGGCGCTGTAGGTACCGTTATAGTTACGTGCTGCACTGGAAAAACTCAGACGTGTGCCCGCCGCCACGGCCCGCAACTGACCATTACGAAAAGTTTCCAGGTTAGGGTTAGGCCGATCGGATTTGACCATGCCAATATCTTCCCCCTTGCGCAGATCGTCATAAATAATGCCGGGAGTGATATGCAGTTCCCGGTCATTATCTTTATTTGTCACAACGTCTTCATAATCCTGTCCGTCTCCTTTACGGATATACAGCCCCAGAGCCGCAGCAATACGCGCCGCTGTCAGTTCAGCATCTTCATATTCCTTAAGCGCACTGATCCGCATCAACACACCTGACAACATGGATGTACCACGCGTCTGATGCAGCCGGCGGGTAAACTTCAGATGCACCATATTTTCAGCGGCGATCTCTTTGGTATCACTCTGTCGGCCGGTAACCGGATAATTTTTATAAACCAGGTATTTTTTCGGCCTGCCCCACTCATCCAGAAAAACCCCCTGATTCATTCCCGCGGACTCATCACTGAGCATGGGCACAAAATCCGGCTCTATTGCCTCGAGCCAGAAAGGCACGCCGGCAGTCCAGACCAGCCCGGCACCTGCGCCTCTGACCATCTGGGCAAACACTTCACCATCACGTAACCAGGTACGCAGCAGCAGACGCTCGAGCATGGGGCGCGTATACTGCCCGGTCACATCCGGACTGACAGACCATTCCGACCACAAACGACGGATAATCATTGCCACTTCTGTGGCCATATCACCGTTTTTCAGTAATGGCTGGGGTTCAACAATGATCCCCTTTGCACCAATCACCCGCTCCTCAAGTTTGTCGAAAGCACCGATTACCAGGTCATGATTGATATCCAGAAAACGGGCCTGCTCCCGCAGGGAAACCGCCCCATACTTACTGAGCTGGTCAGCAGAACGGTTTTCCCGTCGGGCTTTGTGTGTGCGGGTGGGTTTTACGGCCTCATAAGCGCGAATTAACGCTCTTGAGCGCAATCTCGCCGCCTTCCAGCCTGGTGAAAAAACACCAATCACATCATCCAGAATTGCCATCAGAACCTCGCCAGTTTATACCCAGGATCCCCCCGCCGCCGCGCAGTCAGGGCAGCAAGCCGCCGCTCCCACTCCTGGCGGCCCTGTCGGATCTCGGACAAATTTTCCATGGTCATCTGCTGACCATTAAAGGTGACGGATTTACCGTCCAGCACAGCCATTTCCGCATCGATATAACGCTGGATCATGGCTTCAATATCATTCTGATTCATAACCATCCTCCGGATGTCACCCAGGGGTTATCCTCATCGGGTGCCATTTTTTTTCGTTTCTTCTTTCTGGCCGGGGGACGTTCCGGCTCCGGCAGAACAGGTGGCTCCGCGTTGTCACTGACACACTCCAGCCAGGTTTCCCGGCACGCCCACTCCGGCGCATCAGGCCACTGAATTTTCTCGTACCCATGCAGAATGACCAGCGCCTCGGCATACACCATCAGGTCAAAGGCTTCGTTCGCACCGCGCCCCGGCTTACTCCATTTCCCGTCACTGCTCCGCTCTTCATACGTCAATTCGTCGTAAAACCAGCTCCCCAGCCAGTCGGGAAAATGCACATAGCCAGGACCGGGAGAATCACGCCATAACGCGTTATTAACCCGGTCTTTCAGAGCGTCAGTCTGAAGAAGCCAGAGAGGCACATCACCCGCAGCCTGCGCCCGTCGGCCCGTTCGTCCGGTGTTATCAGGGAATGTACGGGTGATCAGTTTTGCGCGCCGGATGCTGTCGCCCTTAAACAGGTAAATACGTTTACCAAGGCCATCACGACGGCAACGACGCCAGAATTTATAGGCATTATCAGTGACCCCGTCTTCACCGCCGGAGTCCACCGCCATTGCCATCAGTCGCATTTGTTGAGAAGGATCGGAGGCCAGCAGCCAGCTTTTATGAAAAACATCCGTCAGCAGGACATCCCAGTCTTCCGGATAACCGGCAGGGTCAATACGCAGGCTTTCTCCATTATTGTCACAACGTAACGACTGCGTGATGTTGTAACGATCAACTATCCAGCGCTCGCCGCGACTACCATAGCCCGTTACCTGAACCACAAAACGGCGATGACGTCCCGCCTGTACATCCACCGTCGCCACAAGGAAATTAACGCCATCCGGCACACTGCGGGAAGGAACTGGCTCCGCCCGCTGCTCAAGCAGTTCACTTTTTCGTTGCTCCATGCTGGCGCGGGGAAGATAAGGTAATCCCCAGTCGGTATTGATAACCGTCTTGAGTGTTTCTTCGCTTCCGGTTGCCTCGTATTCCTGTTCGGCGGTCAACAACTTATAAATCAGTTGCGCCCAGGTCTGATAAGCGGCAGCGGGCCCCTCCATCCAAAAACTGGCGATACGGGAGCGGCGCGGTTCACCGGAAATGTTGCCGTTACAATCAATGTCCTGACCTTCACGCAACCAGACTCCTGCACTATTGAGCTCACGCTTTTTATCCGCAGTGATAACGCCGCTGCAGTGCGGGCAAAGTAGATACGCTGCCTCACTGGCTTTAAAGGGATCTGGTTCATCCCGATAGCCGGTCATGGTATCCATGGCTGGCTGAAAATATTCACCGCAGTGCGGACATGGCCAGTACCAGCGGCGGCGATCACCACGATTGTAAAGGGAAAGAATACCGGTCGTCGGTGGCGCTTCATGGGGCGACTTACGTCGCCATTTGCTGTCACAGATGTCACGTCCCGGCGAGCTCTCCACCAGAGTCATTCCGGCGGACATAAATGTGGTGGTACGTTTTGAGGCCAGGGAGAAACCATCACCCTCGCTGTCGATATTCTCCGGAAAACGGTCATAATCGGTTAAGGCGACAAACCGGTAATCCGACGATGACATAATGTTGACCGAGGGCCAACCAATTTTAAGGAACGAGCCATCCCTAAACGTCTTATCATGGACATTATTATCGTTACGACGTGGACTCATTCTTTTCTTTACCGCCGCACTACTTCTGAACGTTCTGTCGAGCCGCTTTTTAGAATGCTCGCGGGCCTTATCTTCGGTCATCTGCACGACGAGCATGTCCGAAGGATCGCAAACGATGGTATAGACAATCCATCCATCGATCAGACCGATGGTCTTCCCTGTCCGCGCAGGGCCAACAAAAATCACCGCATCGTATTCACGCGATGCCAGGCAGTTCATGGGCTCAATGATGTAGGGTGTCAGTTCAGGATCCCATGGTACCGAGTTACCAGCCCCTTTGGGAACACGCATGAATTTTTTAACAGCCTCCGAAATCGGCATACGACGTGGTGGGGAAAATCCTGCAGATATGTCCCTGCCAAGGTTTCGGGCTGATGAAAAACCCATTATTCCTCCTCGAGACTCTCTCCTTCCTCATCAGAAATTAATTCAGCAGCACAGGCCTCGTAGGATTTTTCCTGAAGGGTGTATCGCAGGTCATCAATGGCCTGCTGTACGACACCAACAGCCTGAGGAGTCAGGGCGCAATCGCGTTCCAGAATATCCGGAATGGTTTCCAGAACCTGAACGACAGCCTTTCTCATGGATGAATAGACGATGACCACTTCATCGACAGGGATGAGTTTTCGCTGTTCCTTTTCCAGCTTGATCCTTTCATTTTCAGACTGGTACCAGTCCTTTCTCTCTTTCGGCTCCATCCGGGATGGATCATGAACAGAGTCTACTGCCTCATGCTTCGGGCCAAACAGGGCAGGGCCGACATGCTGCAGGGCATAAACGGGGTTTCCTTTGACAGTTGCAGCCACAGGAGTGTTGGCTGCGAGGAGACGTTTTTTTACTGTGTCCCGATGAAGTCCAAAAGCCTCGGCGATTTTAAAAACACTCCAGTGATAAGCATCACCGATCCCAATCACATTTGACATAGGCAACTCCATCCGGCAGGTAAAAATCAGATTTATTTATATATATCAATCAATTGCAAACTGGTCTAATGACAGGGAGAAAAAAATATTGTACAGGTGAAAATGGAAATAGCTTTTAATTATCAATAAATTACCTCACATGCTGCCGCCACCATGAAAATGCAAAAAACTAGCCGTTTTCCGCGCCGCTCCCGCCCCGTGGTAAGGCCACTACACCGGGAGGACCCGCACAAATGAGAGCGTTTATCATTAACATTTACAGATAAGATGACGTACATCATTGAAACGCCATTCAGCCATATACCGGCAGCATTCGTAGTTGCACTCCGTAACTCTGCGACTAAGGTTAAAAACATGGCCCTCTTTTGCCACCGGCAAATCTTCAATGGATTTCCCCTGCCGGTTTTTTATTTTCGTCGATGCATAACATTGCATTTACATCAATAGCGGCTATTGTAATTAGTATGTTGCATCAATGCATGGGTGGTATTGGCGGTCTTCGCCGGCCGGTTCTGTGTAGCTGCTCCCTGTGACCGGTTTTTTATTTCTCACATTACAGCAGCCCCTTAGAGTGAAGGGCTGCTGTAATGCCGCAATCTTTTTTAACATGAAAAAGGCCGCAGAGCGGCCTTTATGGTTTATTGACAATTGATTAAGACGTGTGGCACTTATTGGCACACCAATAGCAACCATTCACCCGGGAATATCCTTTGGCCTTTGCCTCTGTTACCGCCGAAGAACAATCACTATAGTAACCAAGGTAATCGCGGTTAGCTACAGCAGGAAGATATGAACATTCCTCAGCATGCACCTCATGATCGCCATTGCTCTGAGCATTTTTGTTCACGTAATAGTGTTTAAAAACCATTGTATAACTCCATGTTGACGCTGATATTCAGCATTAACATGCTATATCACCAATTACACAAACATAAGCTTGTTATTTCAATTAGTTGATAACGATCACCACTGAACTTTGGCCTTGCGAAATTCAAATGTTTTTCTGACTATTATTGGGCCGATAAACAGATATTATTTGAGCGTTTTGGTTCATTACATAAGCAATATCTCCATCTTTCAGAATGACTTTCCCATCCTTTCCCGATACGGCAATACTCCGCTGCTCTGGATGATAGCCAATGCTACGCCCGCAATGGATCTCTTCCCCACCATTTTGAGACATGACTTTTACAGTTAACATTTTTCTGCTCCTATTTAGATGCCCTTTCCATCCGGGCCACTGTTCAAAGTAAATTTAGATTCAACAATATTCTGTTCTTACAGGCGATCAGTTCTGCATACACTGCCTGGCACTTTCGACAATTTCGCAGACCTGCGAGGCCGTATCGAAAAGCTGGCGCGCCTTATCCAGGCTGACGCATCCCACCAGGAAAAAAGGCACCAGTATCGCTACCAGTGCCCATTTCGCCGCCGTTCGCGGCATTCTGTGTGTCCAGTGTTTTCGCTTCATCTCACTATCCACCAATCAATCCGGATAAGCTCAATACTCGCCAGGCGGTGGAAATGAAAATGGCAACCAACATTGCTGAAAATGAAAGGCCAACAACCACACAGAGAATTCGCGCCAGTTTTATAATGCTATCTGACATATTTACCCCTGCCCCACTTACGATTTCACAGCAATGATCAATTTTGCCATCCCATACAGCATCGGAGACACAGCGATACCGACCGCCCCCCACTTAATGGCAAAAGCCACCGCTCTGCTGATGTCATCAGTTACAGGCGCTTTCAATTCAAGGCCGTTTTTCATAGTCAACCTCAACAGAATTAGTTTATACTTCCTCATGTTCTCCTTTGCCTTACCCAGGGCCAGAAACAGAAAACCCCGGACTGTTACCGCAGCCGGGGTTTTTGCTATCTGATGCTATGCCCCTTACTTTCGCTCATCGTAGCCCCAGAAAAGAGCCTGCATGAGTTGAGGGTGTTCAGCACTTCAGTGTCAGTTTTTAAACCACCACGCGCTCTTTCATCCAGCCATAGACAAACGACTCATTGGCCTCGCGTTTCTCTGCCAGCTCCAGATAACGCTCGCCCTGCGTACAGTTCAGGGCTTTCACCAGTACCAGTTCACCATCCCTGCTGCGATTTTTCAGATATGCCCGTAATGCATTAAGAGTACGCGGCCCGATGCGTCCATCTGCATCCATATCCGGATAGAGTTTCCCGCGCAGGTTGAAAACGTTCAGCCAGCGCTGAAGCATTCTGGACGCCACAGTTGGCCCCATGTTCACGCCCGTATCGCACAACTCTGCGGCAATATCAGGAGACAGGTCCTCAACCTGGTCGAATCGTGGTCCGTACCAGTAGTCCGCCTCGAGTATTTCCAGCGCCTGCCCACGCGTCAGGTCACGCATATCGCCCTGATAACCGTGTGCACGGGCAACTTTTTCAGTGATGCCCCATTTAGTCGGACCACCTTTATCATCCGGGTGATTGACGTAACCGCCCTCTTTTCCCAGAATTTCGTCAAAAATTTCATCTTTCGACTTCATATCAGCGCCTTCGTAATACAAGGATTTTTGATACGTTCCCGCGTGCTCGTATCACCAGCACGCAGAACACCAGGTTAATCAGGACGACCAGCCAGTTACCGGGTGGAAAGCGACCACACAGATAACAAAGCGGCGCAAAGGCATAAAGCAGCATCAGCAGCCAGGCCAGCCACGACATCAGCGGTTTATGTCTCGACTCACCACGACGATAAAAAAAGAGCGTCAGCACGATAACCGTGCTTAACACCACATTCAGTAATCCGGGAAGGTTACTTAACATTACCGCCTCCACCCCGCAGACGGGAGAACAGCCCGGATACCAGCGATGCGATATCCTGCTGGTGGATGAATGAGAGAATCTTCACCGACACCACCGATACCAGTACCGCGCAAAGCGCGTCGAGAGATGTGCTGTGGAGATTCAGTTTTTCAACCAGGTAAGACGCCATCACATCCGCCCCCAGCACGCCAACAATGAACGACACCAGAAAATGCGCTGCCACACGCCAGACAGAAATCTTCTGTGGTATCGTGGCCACAAACAGCGCCCCTGCGAATGCACCAAACACAATCCCGAAATCCGTTCCGGTAAACAGCCCGAATACCGTCGCCCCACCGAGCGCCGCAGCCGTGCCGGAACCGGATAAGGGTTCAGACATACTTTTTCTCCTGTAAATAAAAAAGGGCCACTGTCGGCCCGTAAAAAAACAACACCCCGTCAAAGGCACCCGCAGATACCTTTTGTGTGGTGTTATCTGATGTGATGTACGCCGGACGTGGCGCGGATATAAAAAAGGCCCGCCGCAGCGAGCCTGTTTTCAATGAGTGCAAAATTCAATTATTCTTGAGTAACACTTAAACTCATCTCATTGAATGCAGCCATCCTGTAACCTGCCGGTGTAACACCAAAATAACTCCTGAATACGCTGATAAAATAAGATGTAAAATTATAGCCACACTGAGCAGCGATTCTGTTGATGGCGCAACGAGATTGATTCAACAGCATTGCTGCCATTCTCATTCTCTCTGTAAGCAACAACTCACTGAAACAGGTGCCTTCTTCTTTCAGTCTTTTTTTTAACAAACTTTCACTGATACATAACCGCGAAGACACATCTCTCAGAGTCCAGTTTGCTGCAATGTCCGTACGAAACAATGCACTAAGCCTGTCACTAATATTGCCAATACACGCGGTCAGAAACGACGAAAACATTTTCTCTGATGAGAAAAACGCCAGACACGAAAAGGAAAGCATTTCCGCTAAATTGTCCGTATGAATCTTTTCCTCACAAAGATAATCAATCAGGATGCCCATCAATTCTGCCTTGGGAAAACTCACGCAAAGATATCGTGGTATTTGCCGGACTAAAACTACATCCTGTTTTTCGTCTCCACACAACAGGTAACGGATAATTGTCGATTCACTGAGACTTATTCGCCGAAAACATTCCGAAAAGGGCAATAACGATCCAGCTCCCCCCCTGACAAGAAGTGCACTACCACTTTCCAGAGAGAGCTCTTTTCCTTCAAAGAGCACAACAAACGGGGAATGAACAAAAACAACAGAACAAGCTTCATTCATATCAATTGCCCTGACATTACTGGTCACAAGATAAGTATATATCGATTTACAAAAATACAAGCCGAAAGACCAGTATTCGCAACCACCAGCGCGTTTAACGTCCTGTACCGTTTTTCAGGCATAAAAAACCCGCTCAGTGGCGGGTTTAAGCTGTTTGGCGTAGTAACCACTCTTAACAGGATATTCAACTTTTTACGATCGTAAAGCGTTCGGGGAAAATTTTTAAAACCGTTCCAGAGTGCATACCATCGCATCGGCGGGTAGTTTTTCCGTGAAGTCGACCTGACCGTGTTTATCGAAGTGGATCAGTAATGCGCATCCATCATTTTGGGTTGGGGTGTTTTGTGCTGCTGGTGGTTGTTTTTGGCTGAAATAACAGTCTTCCAGTTTTTCGAACACTTCCCACGCCTGATCGGTTTCCAGCATTTTGGTGTGACGGGCTGCTCCGCGTTCTGTCCAGAGGATGAGGTGCTTTGTACGCGGTGCAACTAAGTTACTTTGAGTAACCTTGTTCTTAAATTCCCGCAACTCAGCCCCTTCCAATTTGAAGTAGTGTTTCCCACAAACAAAACGCTCGGCATTGCGTGTATAGTTCACTTTGATGTTATTAGTTTCGGTGCCATAAAGTTGTGCCAAAAGCTCGGTAGTAATGACAGGGATTTGGTTATGGGTGATCGGGGAAAGAGTTTCAACTGAGATTTGAATAGCCATAGGATGATCCTTTTTCTATGTGAATCATCACCACTGCTGACGCCAATCAGTATGGTGGTGAACTGTGCAGGGTTGGCGTAACCGGGAAAAAGGAACCGGCGCGGATCGCTCCGCCCCCACACAGCCCACCATTGAGATGTGACAGTGCAAACGACAATAAAAAAGACGCTGGCGCGTCTGTTGTCGCCTTTTTCATCCGGGACGCCAATCCCGACGCCAGATTTTGCTGGCGCGTGAGGAATATAGCCCCGGACAATGTGTCTGGTCAAGCTCCTACATGATTCGTTCTACGTATCTGTCCATCTCCAGTCGGATATCAAGCATCATCAACATGCCATCAATAACCCCTTCCGCTTTCTGCAGGCGCTTGCCAATACAGGTATCCGAACACCCATGCTTTCGTGCCAACCCCATAAAAGTCATTCCACCTACGTAATAATCCACCAACAAATCGTGCAAATCCTGATTTTTCTTGTTCAACCGGGCCATACAGCCACAAATTATCATTGCATCATCATCAGAACACTGAGGGCGTGATTTCACTTTCGGCGGGATTAATCCTTTAAAACCAGCAGCGATTGACGCCCATGACACATCTTCGTGATTGTTCGCAGCCCATGCTCCCCACCGCTCCATAACCTGCTGAATATCACGCACCATCGTTATCACCTGTAATTTCGTAAATCTTCACGCCCAACCGCCCACCAGGAACAGGCAGTCCGCGCACAATATTGATTTCATCAAACTGCTCGTCGTCTATAAGTAGTCCGGCATGCGTCAGCGCATCCAGTGGTGCCTTCAGGATATTGTCCAGGTCGCGGCGGCGCTTATCCGGTGGCTCTGCAATAATTTTTATTGCCAGCCTTCCGGACAGGTTTAATTTCAGTCGCTGCTGGCGAACAATAAGCGCCACATCACGGCGATAACGCTCACCGGCTTTTGATACAAAATATGTGCTGCCACGACGTCGCCAGTAGGTATTCACCGTCGGCGGGTAAGGCAAAACAAATTCTATGCGTTCAGTCATTCATGCTTTCCACTTCAGGACACCCGAATTTCTCGCGTGCATTAAAAAACGAATCAGCAACAACAGCTGGCTGCCGTGTTTTTCTTCAAAATCTTTTACCCCGGCGTGCAGTTCGTTATGACATTTACGGCACAGCGGAATAACAAACAAATCATCAGCCTTTGTTCCCATCCCTCCCAGTCCATGACCAATGATGTGATGCGGATCATCTGCCTGATTACCGCACGTCATGCATTTCTGCGTTTTTACCCAGCGCGTGTATACAGGCATCTCTTCCCGTTGTGGTTTCTGGCGCAGGAGATACTGAGCCGGTGACTCCGGATCAACGGCAATGCTGACCACCGTCTTTTCCTGTGGCGGGTTTTGCTGGTGGGCGTGAGGCAGCGGCGCAAGATTTTTTGTGCGCTGTTTCAGTATGCTGGTGGCGGTCTGTTCTCCCGGTACGATGTCGCTTTCGCGGTACACTGAGCGGATGTTTTCACCCGGAAGTTTCAGGATTCGACGCGCCATATTTTCGGTCATGGCATCCACCACATTATTTACAACAGCCCAGCAGTACAGTTCAGCCAGTGATAATTCACGCCCCTGCGTGCCATTCATTGCGTGACGGATGACGTCAATCATCCAGGCTGCCAGGTTTTGTTGAGCCAGATGCTCCAATGATTCGGAGGTCTGGTCACGCAGCTGGTTGTCACAGTGCCAGCACAACACCATCGCGCCGGTACCATAACGGTGAATGACGGTTTCACTGTGATGATAATCGCCGTGTGGCCACTGGCAGGATTTAATATGGCGCAACAGCCAGTCAGACAATGCACCAGCACCACCGGCAGCACGAATTACCCGCTCATCGCTGAAAAATGGCAGTAATGATTTATCTTCCGCCAGCGGCTGGCGAACGGCAGGAACGACTCCGGACGGCAGACCGCGCATACTTTTCGGTTCCGGTTCCACCAGTACTCTGCCGTTATGGAATACCTGCATGGATTCACGGCCAGGCTTAACGATAACCAGTCCGAGTTCCGGTACCAGAACAGGTCGAAGCAATACCCGCATGTTACCTCCAGATGCGTTGCTGGAATGTGCGGGATGGACGTGGTGGGCGTTCGGAATAAGGAAGCCTGACGGAAATTATCCAGTGTCGTAAGTCAAGACTGAGGTCTTTCCTGACCTCGCGTCCGCGCCTGCGATAACACTGAATCAGCCATTCGGCCTGTTCTTCAGTGCACGGATCATGCTGGTACCAGTCAGTTTTAAAGACGTGTGAACGCCGCCCGTACCGGATGGCAGGGTCGGCTGAGTTATCAGAATTGTGAAATTTGGTCTTGTGCGCCATCTGTTTTCTCTGCTGGCGCAGCAGGTGCCAGTTGTTCAGGCTGGCGTGCGAATTGTAAACCAGAATGCCAGGAAAAAACAAAACCCGCCGAAACGGGTTAAGTGCGGGTGCATTGAGGATGCCTGACTCATCAGAGGTGGCGAGGGATTTCTCCCCCGCCTAGTCTCTTACTCCTCAGGTTCGTAAGCTGTGAAGACAGCGACCTCCGTCTGGCCGGTTCGGATTCGTACCTCGCAGAGGTCTTTCCTCGTTACCAGTGCCGTCACTATGACGGTTAAACAGATGACGATCAGGGCGATTAACATCGCCTTTTGCTGCTTCATAGCCTGCTTCTCCTTGCCTTCCGGCACGTAAGAGGCTAACCTACATGTGTCTAGCATGAAATTGGCCTCAGATTAATGTTAAGCGTCTTGCAGGACGCGTAATGTTAACTGGGGCTTTTCTCTATCTGCCGTTGGTGTTCATGCCCGAGGCAGATAGCCTCAAGCACCCACAGCCATTCTACTTAACTACCGTTACCTCGCCAACATGAAATCAATCAGAAAGGCGAACCATAAGAACAATAACAACAATTAAATTCATTTTCTCAAATCCTGTTAACGACGCCCATCCGACACTAACAACTTTCATTTATTATACTATTTCCCCATCGACGCTCTGCGTTGGCATAACACAAATCTGTCTGTCCGTTTGGGTAAAGAGCGGATATCTGCAGTTTCAAAGAAACTGCGCATGCACACGAACTATCAAAGATAGTGATAACTGAGATAAAAACATATGGAAGCCTTCGGCATTTAAAAATAACAGCAAATCATATAAAAGGAAAGAGATAAGCAACATTTACATAACATGTATCACGATACGCCCCAGTGTTAATAAAAAGACTATCACTTTATTCTTTTATAATGTTAGTTTGCACTAGCAAGTGCCACTCCGAACAGAAAAAGGATACATGTAATGAAGCTACAGCAATTTAATATTAAAAATTACAAGTCGATAAAAGATGAAATAGAAGTATATATCGATGATATAGTTGTGCTAATTGGTCCAAATAACTCTGGAAAGTCAACAATATTAGATGCGTATGAAAAGTTTGCATCTTTAGGATCAGCAAAAGGCCTGACTGCTCATGATTTTTATAACTCAGATATATCTATACCAATTGAAATGTGCGGAATTTTCACTGATATCACTGATGATGATATTCGTACATTAGGGGGAGAGAAATGGTTTTATAAAGATGATGCTCTTGACAGAAGAAATATGGCAAGAAAGTATGGGGGAGATTGGGAGAAAAATAATACCCCATTGGAAAGCAAACTCTATTATTGTGTTAAATGGGTTTGGTCACATCCAGAAAAAGCAGCCCAAAAACAATCCTATGGCCTTGATGATGCCTCTGGCAAACGCATATTTATTGATGGGGGCTCTGGGGGACTTGACACACTACTACAAAGTCGAGTTCCTCAACCAATAAGAATAAGCCCAGATAAATCCATGGATGAAACTAAAAAAATTATCATAAGTTTCTTAAAGGAAGATGCAAAAGATGAGTTACTGAAAACAGGGGAAAGTAAAGCTGATATAATACAGAAAATACAAGAGTTGACAGACACTCTTATGAAAGATTCCAAATCAAAAATCGATGATCTTCTACAGCAGGTCTCCAAATCATCATCATCTGTTTTTCCTGGGCTAGAACTGGAATTAAACATACTTTCCAAGGATCCCGTAGATGCGGATGTTATGGTTTCAGAATCTAACCTTACAGTGAAAATGGATGGGATAAATAGCTCTCTTCTCGAGAACCAAGGTCACGGTGTTCGCCGCTCCGTTTTATGGTCTGCTTTGCAAATTTTGACTCACGAATCTCATGCACGAGATAAAATAAAAAAAGCGAAAGGTAAGCCTATCTCTGTTGAGAAAAAACAATATATTTTATTGATTGATGAGCCTGAATCATTTCTTCACCCTCCTATAATTAGAAGTGCGAGGGACTCGCTTTATGATTTTGCAGCAAACAATGATAACTGGCAGGTGATGGCTACAACACACTCCCCTGTATTCATAGACTTATCCAAGAAGCACACGACTATAATTAGGATAGAAAAAGACAAATCGCTAAATAAAACAATATCTACAGATGAACTATCTTTTTCTGAAGAGGAAAAAGATAATATGAAAATGATAAGATTATGCAACCCAATGGTTAATGAGTTTTTCTTTTACGACAATATAATATTAGTTGAAGGCCCAACTGAAAAAATCGTCATTAACAAAATATGTGATATTGTCGGAGTTGATTATCATATCATTGACTGTTTAGGAAAAGGGAATATAAAAACATTTGCTAAAATATTAAATCAATTTAACGTTGAGTATATAGCAGTACATGACTCCGACATTCCAAAATGCTTAAAGCAAGGAAGCGTTTCAGGTAATGGAGCATGGGGTTCAAATGTATCCATAATGAACGAATGCTCTAAAAGTAAAAAACCAATGGTATTTATTCAAATACCTCATTTCGAAGGACTGTTTTTTAAAAATTTCAATCCATCAAACAAAGTTGAGACAGTAACATCAGTTCTATCTAATAATTTAACACCAGAATACAAAGCAATATTTGATACATATAGCAGAATTTTAAACAAAGATCCATCTGTTTTTATCAGCTCCAACGAAAAAATGATAGACATGTATCATGCATTTTATGCCAGTAATAAAAACCAAATTGAGACGCTAAAGAATCCTGAAATCTGGATCCTTTAATTTTTAATGTTGTAATAAATATTATTTAGTAACAACCCTCTATTGAGGGTTGTTTTTAATCATAAGAAATCTGACACACTCTATCATACTAAAAATAACACAACATGCATACAAAGTGTTTATATGCATAGACATATTACCTCACATCTGAGTCAATACACTTTAATTTCATTTACCGAACCAATTTCTTATTACTGGTATGATAAAAGTTCAACACACGCCGCATAACTTCGCTCTTCCGGCACTCGCGACGGATTATGTTTAGACGCCTGTCATAGTGACGTATTTCTCCGTCTGGTAATGACCAGATAAGGTCCGGATCAACCACAGATGGTTTCTTCAGCTTTGCCCTCGAGAGTTTTTTTGCGGGCGTTTTGCCAGTCCTTACGAGCCTGTTCAGACGGGAATAACCCGTAGCCAGAGTTGTATACATCACCGCTCGCAACCAGCTCTCTGGCAAGAACGCTCATCAGATATCTTGTCGCACCTGTTTTAGCTTCCAGTTGCCGTAGCGTCTCTCGCCCACTCTGGCGTACTAGCTTAACAACCTGCCCTTTAATTTTTTCCCGCTCTTCTTGTGTAAAAACTTTTGCCACAAGCCCTCCTGAAAATTACCTCATGACCAGAAATTAACACTTACCCCCTGAAGCCCGGCGGAATTTCGTTATCCGGTTCAGAAATATGATTCACACAACGCTGGTTGTTCGTGCCGCTTGCCGGGAGCAACCAAGGGTTCTCAAAATTCCGGTCCGGTCCCAAAAACGTCGTCGCTCGCTGAACAAATTCCGTTCCCGTTTTCCCGGTAGCCGCCAGGTATCTTGCGTAACGCCTCACACCATCCAGCATGGCCTCTGGTGGCACCCCCTCGCGTAATCTGGCTTTCCAGGCACTGAAAGCGGATTTCTTCGGGTTTGCCCCGGCACGCAACGGGTATTCCCGCCAGACCTGTTCGAACACATCAGGATAATCCACTCGTCCCACAGGCTGCCCGGTGTTTTCCGGGACTACCCGATCGGCTTCCCGCTGAATGGCGGAATCGGCTTCAGGCTGCTGAAGTTGGTGTGATTGCTCCTGCCTTGCGGTCATCACCTGCTGCACAGCGCCCGAATCGGCTTTCAGCGCATACGCTGAGTCGGCTTCCGGTGTCGTGCCTGCTGGCTGACCAAGATTGACGGTCTGAGCATCCCCTGCCTGGTTCGTGGCGTTTTTTACGCCATGGACCATAGTGTTTTGATCTTCTTGATCTGTATCTTTATCTGTATCTTTATCTGTCGTGACTCGTCGTGACATGTGCGTGACATTTCGTGACTCGCCGTGACAATCGCCATTTTGTTCCCGCTTTCTTTCCCTCTCTCGCTGCGCCCTCTTGCGCTCTGCCGGAGATTTTGCGGTTTGCGAAATATTGCCGTTGTCCTCTTTCAGCACCTGGCGTTTTTCCCATCCAGTGATTAAATCACCATCAAGTACCCGCCCCTGCATCGTCTGCAAAATTGAATCAATTACCTCCTCTGTCACGTCGAGTGCACTTGCCAAATCTTCTGTCGTGACATCAATGTGACCTCGCGTGACATTTCGTGACGCACTCACCAGGAGGTGGATATACACTGCCATCACTGTTGCAATTGGCTGCCCTGACACCCTGGCAATTGTTCGCCACTTAGGGTCATTTGGCATGTCATGCCATAATCTGAGCCAGGCGTTAGCCATACTCACTGAACCGCCCCGGGAATCCTGGAGACTAAACTTCCTGAGAAAGAGGTAAACAGGATGACTAAAAATACTCGTTTT